TCAGTGCATCGCCGGAGCACCTTGCAACAGCGACTGAGACTCCCGCACCCACTGCTGCAATGCCCTCAATTGCTCGGCATTGGCATGGCATTGGCTGTAGTTGTCGACGACGCTGGCGGCGACGGTAGAGAGTGCAAGGCCCGAGGCGGCGTCATCAGCGACGCCGGGGCCTGGGGCCACGGGCAGGTTGGCGGCGCCGGCGTCGTGCACCCGGACAAAACCACCAGGCACAACACAGGCGTTATCAGCTGCTTTCGAAACATAGATCGGAACCTCCTTGGTGATAGTGGCGCCCGCCTGATAGACCTTGACGACGCGATCGACGTACTCGACCACCACCTTCTCCTTGACCCTGCCCAACGCCTGGCCCTGCTCGAAGGATTGCTGCAGTCGGGCCTCGTCCAGGCGCTGCTGTTGACTGCGTTCGCTGCCAACTCCGCTGACGAAGCCAAGGGCATAAAGCAACCCCGCTACGACGGCGAGGGCCAGCCAACTGCGGATATTCATCACGTCCTCCTCGGACCGATATGAAATGCATCAAACGGCCGAAAAAATCCCTGTAGCCGCTGCCGCAGGCTGCGAAAAGGTCCGCAGGACCTTCCCTCCAGGTCCAATCGCAGCCTACGGCAGCGACTACAGAAGGTGCCCGCCTCCGCATGAACTCAGACCACGGGCAGGCACAGCACCGCCCGCGCCCTGGCCCAGAGTTGCAGGCGATCCTGCAAGCCGTTCAAACCGCCATTGATGCGACGGGTGATGCTGTTGAACTCATCGCGATCGGCCAGGGCATTGAGCCCGCCGCGCTCCCAGAACCAGGCCGCCGACTCGGCGGCCCATTGCGGCTGCTCCAGCAGCTCGGGCAACTCCAGCAGGCGCTCATCGCCAAACAGCCCGAGGCTGCACTGGCGATAGTTGCTGCGCCCGGTGATCTGGATCAGCCCGCGCCCGCGATAGCGCTGACCGTCGCCATCGGCCTCGGGGGTGTTGCCCAGGCGTGCCGCGAGCGTGCCGGTGTCGTACTTGCTCAGGTATTGATCACTGCCCAGCTCGCGCACGTATTGCAGTTGCCCGGATTCGTGACCGATCTGGGCGAGAAAGGCCGCCTGGCGCTTCGGCGTATCGATCTGCCGATGAGCCATGGCGGTGTTGAGTGGAGAAACAAAAACGCCCGCTTGGCGGCGGGCGTTAGGCATGATTTGTTGCAGTTGTTGTTCGGTTATAGGCATATACAACCTTCAATCGAAAAAGCGTCCTTGGAGCACAGTGAGATTTTACAGAATTGCCTCAGAATGAGATGTGCATAGAGGGCGCTCCCCTACCCCTGCTGGCGGCCCTAGTTCATCTGTCAACATCCAGTGCATACGCTCGATCGGGTCAAGCGGAATCGCCGACTCCTCGACAAACCAAAAATACACGCCACCAGGAACGTCCTGACGAGCAATTTCATCGATCGTCAATCCGCAATTGCAGGGTGTCAAAGATGCAACTGTCTCACCAGGCAACTGATAAACAATACGCATAGCCATTACTTACCTCCGAAAATCTGCACGCTATTGTAAGGAAAGTCTGTCGGCTGAAAATTTGCGCCTGTTCCCATACCAGGAGCGCTAACACTGACAACACGCAAAGAGGTAGCAGTAGGAGTAGTTGTGGCGCCTGAGGCGAGATTCAAGGAGTTGTTACCTCCTCCAACCGTATAGCAATAACTAAATCCAGCATTCGCCAGTACACCAGGGATAATGTTGACGGTGAAGTCACCAACACCATTGTCTGTGACGCTCGATACGTTGTAACTATCTCGAATAGTGACAGCTCCGGTCCCATTCCAACTCACCCAGGCTGAGCATGTTCCCTTAGCAGCGCGGTACTTCCTGGGAGTCACTATCAGTGAATCGTCAATGCCGGAATCGACTTGAGCCTGAGTACTCACCCTCGCAATTCCCTGCTTGTTTTCGGTTGCCTGGGCCAATTGGGATGTAAGAGCCGCAATGTCTATATTTCCCTGATTAATCGGAGCATTCCAAGCTTTGATGCACCACATGACAGCCAGGTTGCGTGGACGGGTTTCAATGCCACCAGATGAATTTGTCCTTAAGTTTTCATCCTCAGTGACTCCATTCCCTGTATCGCCATAGACCCAGGAGTCAAATACATTTCCAGCGTATGAAGAGTCCTTTACTGAGTGTGTATGACTCTTGAACTCGTCAGCTTGCCAACTGCCAAGTCCCCTTCCCGCATCCACCCCCCGTCCATGATCCCAACCCCGCAAAAACTCCCCCCGCGACTCCGGCAAACGGAAGTTACCCGCCCCCTCGCCTCCGGTGTTGAAGGTCGTGCCCAAATAGGCCGCCAAATCCGGATAAGTCGCAGCGCTCTGCACACTGCCATCCACCTCCAGAAACCCCGCCGGCACCGTGCCCTTGGGAAACGGCACCATGGCCCCCACCGGCAGGGCCGACATGTTCTTCAGCAGCGCCTCAATCTCCGCCTTGGTATAGGTCACCGACTTGGTATAAGCATCGGTAATCCCGTACTCCGCCAAGGTGGTGCGGATCTTTTCCGGCGGAATCGAATCACGGACGATCGCCTTGATCGCCGCCAGTAGCTGATCATGCTCGGCCTCGGCCGGCTCCTTCCCACCCGCACGAATCACGTTGAGCAATTCATCGGTCACCGCATTTCCCCAGTCGGAAGAAATCAGTGAGCCGACTTGCCCTGTGACCGGGTTCTCGTCGACAAACTTCCCATTAACCAGCCCGACACTGGGCACACTCTTTGGATAATCCACTCGTCTGTCCTCTAGTTGAAATTGAAACCCACCAACGCAAGGTAGATGGGTAACCAATAAGTCAGAGACTCCAGGCCTAGGCCTGGAACGATCTCAATGTGCCGTGTGCATCAACTCGCCCAGATGCCGAACTCTGGCCAAACCGATAACGAACTGAATCGCATCGACAGTTGACTAGAGAGATCCGCATCGGGACTTATCAAAAGGTAAGAAAGGTGAAATGCCCCATCGAAGGACGAGGAGTCGGAAACAATGCCTTTAGCATCGTCCCGGTAATCAGAGGGTTGAAACAGGTAACTCGCAAACCACCAAAAACATCAATGAAGCGCTGTCACAACAATTCAGGCACTGCGGAAAACTCAACAGCCGGCCAACCTGCAATGAGCATCGACGCCTCATACAAGCCAGCATCAACAGCATCAACCAACTCGCTCTCACGCATAAAGCAAGCCTGTACGTAAGCATCAACGGCACTATCACAAACCTGTACCTGACGTGCATCGAGCTGTACGAAAGAGCCATTTTCCAACTTCCAGTGGATTACGTAGTTGGCATCTCGACTTGCCCTTACTGCGGCTCGAGTGAGCTTTGCCTGGCTTGCACGATCCGTTTGAATAGCCAAGCCTTGTACAACGATACCGGCTTCCTCACGCCTGAATCGCTCATCGGCAATCAATGCCAACCTATCGGTAGCGTTAAGAGCGAGAGTCGGATATTCGACTGAGAAAACCTCCCCTTCCAGCAAGTGCTCGACACCGTCCACCGCCCTGCAACCCCGGCCATCGGCTCGAACTGCAAAACCATTCATAAGTTGTCCTCCCATCCAATACATTGCAAAACACCTGTCGCCGCAAAAGATCCGAATCGAATCGTTGGTCCTTCCAGCAAAAACTGACCATTAGCAGTAGGTACCGGCGAAGACGGGTTATAACCGCCGACAAAGGGCGCAGCATTGAGCGTTGCGGTATTCAAATAAACAGGTGCTTGCGCGGTATAGGCACTGCTGGGGGCAAAGCCAACGTAGCCGTTGTTGGTACCGGCAGTCAGTGAAATTTTTGCCGCCGTCGGCGGAACAAAAGCAGAGACGGCAACATCCGCAGCGGGGCTGACAACCCCAGAAGCCATGACCGGCAGATTTTGCACATTGGAACCCGGAACCACCTTGTACTGAACGCAGTTACCCGCCTGAATAAACGACAACAGAAACTTGTTTGCCGTGGGGTCGGTTCGCGTCCAACTGACCCGGGCCTTGTGGGTGTAACCCACAGGTAGCACAGGAGCTTTCTCACTGAGCGACAGCAAACCCGCAACCCCAGCACCTCCCCATATCACCCAGACGCTGTACCAGGTGGAACCGGTCAGCACTCCTGTATCCAGTCCGTTGGCGCCGATGACCGTAGCGTTGATCTTGAGAGTCACATCACCCAGTGTCTTGAACGACAAATCGTTACCGACCACCAACTGCTCAGCCACCACATTAACGATCGAACTGAGCCCGGAAGCAGAAACCTTCAGACCTTTACAAATCCCGACCACAGCATTTTTCTGTGCATTACGAACATCAACGGCCAGAGCAGCAACATCGATGCTTCCCTGATTGGTCGGTGCGTTCCAGGCTTTGACGCACCACATCACCGCAAGGTTTCTAGGTCGGGTTTCCATACCACCTGAGAATGCGGTTTCTGTCAGGTACTTGTTGCCATCGGTAGCAATACCGCCAGCGTATCCAGACCCTGTTTCGGTAACGACGTTGGCGTCAAGCGCGTGCTTGTGACTCCTCAATTCGTCGGGCTGCCAGCTACCCAGAGCCCGCCCAGCATCCACCCCCCGCCCATGATCCCAACCCCGCAGAAACTCCCCCCGCGACTCCGGCAAACGGAAATTCCCCGCCCCTTCACCACCGGTGTTGAAGGTCGTTCCCAAATAAGCCGCCAGATCCGGATAAGTCGCAGCGCTCTGCACACTGCCATCCACCTCCAGGAACCCCGCCGGCACCGTGCCCTTGGGAAACGGCACCATGGCCCCCACCGGCAGGGCCGACATGTTCTTCAGCAGCGCCTCGATCTCGGCCTTGGTGTAGGTCACCGACTTGGTATAGGCGTCGGTGATGCCGTACTCGGCCAAGGTGCTGCGAATCTTCTCTGGCGGTATCGAATCCCGGACGATCGCCTTGATCGCCGCCAGCAACTGGTCGTGCTCGGCCTCGGCCGGCTCCTTCCCACCCGCACGAATCACATTGAGCAATTCGTCGGTAACCGCGTTTCCCCATTGCGAGGAAATCAGTGAGCCGACTTGCCCCGTGACCGGGTTCTCGTCGACAAACTTGCCGTTCACCAGCCCTACGCTGGGAACACTTTTCGGATAATCCACTTGTGCTTGTCTTCTCTAGTCATAGTTGATGTACACCTGTGTATGCGCCGGTGTACTGCGATGGATAAGGCACTCCAGGGCGCTCCCCGGATTCATGCCAAAACGTTCACCCCAATAGCTCGCGCCGAAACGCCGGCCCAGTTGCAGGCGGCCGCCGGTATTGAGGGTCCACATGAAGTTCGCCCGCCAGGTGCCGAAATGCGCATGACCAAAGCGTGAGCGGCCCATGCGCGGGGTACTCAGCTCAGTGACGCTGGCATTGGGGTAGCCCTGGCTGCGGGCGATTTCGACGAAGTAGGCAGCGCGCTGGCTGCCCACCGCCAACAGACGGCGGCGCACGGCCAGCCGTCGGTCTTCGAACAGCGGGGTCAGGCCCAGGCAGGGATCGGGCAGGTTCATGACCTTTTCCCAATCGGTCACCAGTTCGCTGACGCTGGCCGGGTCCATTTCGTTTTGCAGGTCAACGGCCCGGGCGTCGATGCGCGCCAGCTCCTGGGAGACGCCCTGCAACACTCGTTCAAGCTCCGGCACCCGCTCCGGGTCCCAGGCCGAGCCGCTGGGCAGCAGGCTGCGCAACTGATCCTGGTACTGGGCGGCGCTTCTTATTGCTGCCATTGGCAACCTCCGAAAACCAGCAACTGATTATTCGCCGCCGGAACATCGGCCAGGGGCGCCAGCAGCCGGTGATCCTGCTCGCCGGTGGCGCTGCTGATGGCTTCGCGGATATGGCTGAGCAACAGGGTCTGGCCCAGGCCGGCCTCGCGGCTGTGCAGATCGCGCAGCTGGTCCTCGACCGCGGCGCGCACCGCGCTGGTGTCGGGGGTCAGGCGCAACGTGTAGGTCACCGGCAGCATCACCGGGGCCAGCACATGCACCTCGGCAGTGACCGGGCGCAGTGGCTCGATATAGGCCTGGACCTGCGCCAGTTGCTCGGCATTGGGGATCGGCTGCGGGTCATCGTCACGCATGACGAACAGGCCCACCGTGCCTGGCCCCAGGTAATTGCGCCGGCACCAGGCACGGGTGATCCCCGGGCATTCCAGGGCCCAGGTTTCGTAGTCGTCCGCCGAGCCGCCGTGGGGAATGATCCGATAGGAGCGGATCACCCGGGAGCGCAGGGATTCGAGGCTTTCTTCGGCCACGCCACCGCTCAGCCCCGGGGCCAGCACGGTGAACGCGTTGCCGATGCCTTGCACCGGCTGCACCGCGGTCAACTCCAGGCCGGCGCCGGCATTGCCCAGGGCGCCGCCATCGACCGCCTGGATCGTGGTGCTGTTGAGCCCGGCGCTGGTGGTGCGCGCGGCGGTCACTTTGTAACTGCGACCGTCGCTGCTCTGCAGCAGGGTATCGACATCCAGCACGGCTCCGGCCGCGGCCGTGAAGCTGACGCTGCCACGGGCCGCCTGGGCGGCCTTGCGCGGCTGGTTCAGGCGCAGGGCAGCGATGCGCTCCAGAGTCGACTCATCGGCCTTGTCCGGAAGGATCTGCTCGGCGATCCAATCCAGGTAGCCGTACAGGCCAAAGGCGGCCCCACTCAGGGTTCGGGCCAGCACTTGGGCATCGGACTGGCGCAGCGAATCGCTGGCCAGGTCGCTTTGGGTGCGTTGAATCAGCACCGGCAGCGAAGGGGTTTCAAACGGCATAGGTCACCTGCCAACTGTGAATGGGGTTGAGGTCCAGGCGTTCGCCGTCGGCCAGGATCAGCACCGTGCGCAGGTTCAGGCGCTGGGCATCGAGGCGTTCGCTGAGAATCTCGACGGCGTTGCAATGACCATCGTCGATCAGCCACTGCAAGGCCTCGCGGGCATAGAACTCGGCGTCGAGCTGGGTCTGCCGGGTCAGCTTGACCCGGCGCAGCAGCCACAGCCGCGAACCGATGCGGTCGTCGGCCACCGTGGGAAAACTGTCGCCCCACCAGCCATAGCGCTGATCGTCGTCCAGGGCATCGTCATCGGCGGCGCGGCGCCAGGTGAACAGGCTGATTTCCACGGCCCGGGTCAGGGCGTTCTTCAGGTCATAGGTGGCGAACATGCTTAACCTCCCACCGGCGCGCCGGTCTGGCCCGGACCGGGTTGCACGCCGCTGTGGACGTGGTTGATCTGGCTGATGCCGGCGGCAAGCTGATCGCCCTGGGAGACGATCTTGCCGCTCATGCTCAGGGTCGGGCTGTCGATGTTGACGCCGCTGCTGGCGCGGATGTTCAGGGTCGCGGTGTCGATGTCGATGACGCGCCCACGCTTGAAGTGGATCTTGTCGCCCTCGTCGGTGTAGATCGCCACCTCACCGGCGGCCAGGGCCTTGAGGCGATAGCGCCGGTCGGCCACCACCAGCACCACCGCGTGGGACCGGTCGCCGCCGAGGAAGGTGGCGATGCCCTCGGCGCCGGCCAGGGGATTGCTGGTGAAACCGTAAGGCTCGAAATGCTCCATGTCGTCGTTGACCTCGCCGGCGGTAAGGCGCATTTGCAGCGATTGCAGTTTGTTGGCCGAGTTGGCGAGCACCACGGTGCCCCGCGCCAACAGGCGTGTCAGTAGGCTCATGCTGAGTTCCTTGGAGGGTAGGAGCCGGCTTGCCGGCGAACAGGGGTTGCGCGGTTTCGGGCCGGATGCCTTCGCCGGCCAGCCGGCGCCTACGGATAGGCGCGGGTTTCAGGTGTTGCCGGCTGTCGGGTTGGCGTCGAAGGTCTGCGGCGGCGCCACCTGCAGGGTGGTGATCGAGCCCTGCTCGGACAGCGACCAGGTGACCTTGGAGATCAGCATGTCCCGGTCGAACCCCAGCACCGGGTCGATCACTCGCACCAGGGTGTTGTGGCGCCACAAATCGCCATTGCTCTGGCGCCAGCCCTGCACCTGGTAGGTGGTGGTCAGGGCCTTGCCGGTGCGGGTGCCGCACTCCCAGTCAGCGCGCTGCTGAGCCAGCTCGGCACTCAGTTGCGCGGCTTCGTTGATCACCGTGACCCGCTTACGCGAAACCCTTGCATCGCTGGCCCGGCCAGACACTTCGCTGACCGCCGCCCCGCTGCTCTGATCGCTGCCCTTGTGCTGGCCGATCACCCGGTACTCGGAAAACACCGCGGAAAAATCCATCGGTGCATTGGCCGAGAGAATGTTCTTGCCCAGCTCCAGGGCATCACTAGCCCGCCCGCCGCTGCCCGGCGCCGCCAGCAGCAGGTAACCGTCGGCGTCGTCGGTGGAGAACACCCGGTACAGGGTCAGCAAACGGTCGATGGAGGCGAACACCGTCTCCCCCGGCACGATGCTGTGGGTGTGCAGCTTGCCGGTCGGGGCGATCTCGCTGCGCACCCCGACCCCGTAGGAGCCGGCCAGGGCGCGGACGATGCTCAGCACGTCCTGCTGGCGCCACTGACTCGGCCGGTTGATGGCCGCGCAATCCACCAGATCCTGGGTCAGCGAACCGCCCTGGATGCTCAGGCTGATCTGCTTGCCGTCGTAACTGATCGGCGCCTTGTAGACATGCCCGGTGAGCACCAGGTCGCAACCGATGCGCACCTGACAGCGAGCGCCCGGGCGGATCCGCACCTGCGAGTCCTGCCCCGGCCATTGCCAGGTGATGTTGAGGCTGAAGGTGCGGAACTGACGCTCCAGATCGGCGCTGATCTCCACGCTCTTCCAGCCGCTGTAGTCCAGCCCGTCCACCGTCAGGGTGACGATATTTGCCAGTTCGTCCATGGGTCACTCCCGAGCAATTTGCAGGTCGGCGGGCGGCAGGAAACCCGGGTGAGGCACCCGATTGCGCTGCACCACTTCGCCGACCCGGGTCGCATCGGCAAACCGCTGATAGGCCAGCACCAGCGCCGGAAGGCTGCTCTTGGGGCTGAGGCTGACCAGCCGCACCCCCGAGGAAGCCACGGCATTGAGGTGCCCCTGCACCTGCTGACGCAGAGTGTTGAGCGCCTGGTAATGCACCGCGTCGGCCTTGAGCGAGGCTTGCCAGATCAGCTCATTGAACTGATCGCGCAGCGCCAGCACATCGTCGGCCACCGGCACCTCCAGGCGCTGCACCGGCCGGCTGGCCTGCTGCGCCAGGGGCGGGGTGTTCTTGAGCTTCACCACCGGGGTGGCTACCGGCAACGCCGACACCAGGCGGGCGATCTGCACCAGCAGCGCATCCTGCACCAGGTTGGCCACTGCCTCGGCCGCCGCCGTGGTGTCCTTGCCGGTGGTCAGCTTCGGCGCATCGATGCGCCGGGCCGCCTCCACCTGCTGGGCAATATCGGCGAGCATCTGCCGATAGCCGCTGCGGGCAAAATCCTTGAGCCCGCGCACATCCTCCAGCAACCCCTTGAACTCCGTGCTCAGCTCCCTGGGTATGTCCTTGACCGCCTTGACCAGGGTGTTGAGGTCGCCATAGAACTCGATCAGCGGCTTGAACTCGTGCTCGATGACCGCATACACCTCGGTCAGCCCCTTGCGCAGCGCGTCCACGCCGATCCGCGCCTGCTTGATCAGATTGGTGGCGAACTCGAAACGCAGCACCGCCGAGCCCAGCAAGGTATCGCTGGCCACCAGCACCTGCTGCTGGGTGTTGACCACCGCCGAGGGAAAGCGCAGCGGCTGGTCCGGATAGAACTTCAGGCTGAAGGTCACCAGGCCGCCGTCCTGGCGGCTCTGGGTCATCTCGCATTCGCCGACCTTGACCTGCATCCGCCCAAGCCAGGGGTGCACCAGCTCGCCGCTGCCCTCCTCCAGGGCCTTGAGCAGCCTGTCGCGCTGCTCCAGGCAATCGGCGCCGACGATAAAGGCCGTCAGGTCATGGATTTTCGCCTGCTGGCCAAGGCCCTCGAAAAACGGCTGGTCACGCTGCGGGTACTCGTGCAACTGACCTTTCTGGCCCACCGGGGTTTTCGCCTGATCGACCCAGAACGGCACACCGCGAAAGGACGCGGGCAACAAACGATCACGCCAGTTATCCGCCATTGGAACCTCCTAGGGAAAGTGAGCGATAGCCCAGGGTCGAAGCCACGTTCAGGCCTGGTTGATTGGTCTTGGCCTGTTCGGCACGCAGGCCGGGAGGTGCGTTCTCAAAGCGCAACAGCAACCCGCCTTCAAGCCGAGTGCGATTGTTGGCCGCCGCCTGTTGCAGCAGCGAACTGGAGCTTTGCGGCAAATTGCCCGGGGTCAGCAGCGGAGAAGGTTTATCGGTCAGCGAGTCCTCACCCCGGTTTGCCGAGTTGTTGTGCTCCACCACACTCTCGGTCAGCGAGTTGATGCTCCCGGTGACACTGACAAGCAAATTGCCAAAGGTCGCTCTGAGCTTTTCGCGGATTGGCTCCAGGACCTTTTCCAGCCGCTCACGAAACGAAGAGAACCACTGGATCAAACCGTCGAGGTCCTTTCTCATCCCCTCACCGGGTGACCAACTGAATAGGCTGGCAACGTTGTTCTTTGCCGTGATCGACAACGCCCAGATCAGATCCCAGATCGCTGCAAACAGCCCCACCACGGGTTGCCAGTTACTGCTTATCAAGCCAAGCGGGCTCCACTCGAAAACCTCTCGCAGGCTGCGAAAAAGCACCTGGACAGCCTCTCTGATCGGCTCCAGGTTTCTGATCAACACCCCAAACCCGCTCATGTTGAAGAGCAGATTCAACGCCTGATACACCCGCCCGGTACCGGCGCTGAAGTCTTGCCAGAGGGCGCTCAGGTAAGCGCTGACCGGCCCCCAGTTGGCAATCAATTGCCCGATGGGCGTCCATGCGAACACCTCCTTGAAAAGACCAACCATGGACATGACCGTGGGTGAAATCTTCCCCCACAGCTGGATGAAAAACCGTGAAACCGGCTTCCAATTGGCCACCACCACACCGGCTACCGCAGCAATCGCCAGCATCGCCAAACCTATAGGCGAGGACAGTGCGGCAAAGACCGTGGCCGCCGAGGCTGCCACCGTAAAGGCGATTGCTGCGGCCGCTAGCCCCTCCACCAACCCGGGGTTATCAGCGACAAATTGACCGACCGATGTCAGTACGGGCTGAAGTCCCGTGACAATGCTGTTGATGGCCGGCAACAGTGCAACCCCCACATTGAGAGTGATTCTTTCCACCGCCTCATCAAAGTGCTTGAGGTTTTGCGCGGTATTGCCCAGCTCGTTCTCCGGACTTGCCTCCCCCCTGACCGCGGCAGCAGTGACAGCCTGGATGTTCTCCGCCTTGATCGCCGACTGCATGCCCGCAACAAAGGGGGTCAATAGGCCCTGCCCAGAGAACAATCCTGAAAGATCCAGATCTCCCAGACCACTTTCTTCCAGGCTTTTCCTGAACTTGCCCACCACTTGGCGAATGCCGGTGAGCTCCGGGTCGACGGCTTTGCTTGCGCTCTCGGCCACAGCAGGCTTGACCACCTCAGTTTCGGCTTTGACCTGCTGCACAGGTGCTGCCGGTTTAGCCTGTCTTGCCTGCTTGGGCCGCCGGCCCTTGGTCTTGTTTCTTTTTCGATACGCCATCACTGCACCTGCTGCATCGCATTGATCCGTTGCGCGTGCTCCAGGGATTCCCGGAGCACATCCAGTGGCCTGGCCATCATCTGTTCGGGGTCGACCTTCCAGAACCAGGCCAGGTCATAGGCGACAGCGATCAGGTCGGCGATGGCTGCGATGCCGCACTCATGAAAAAACTCGCCACCGCCCAGCTCAGGGCGTTGAGGTCCACCAGGTCCAGCTGGTTCACCGAGGACGGTGGAATACCGGCGCAGACCGCGATGTACTTGGCCGCGACATCCATGTCGAGGCTGACTTCTTCGCTCTTGTCGATCTTGTACGGCAGCGCCTTGATCGCCCGCACTTCCTGCACCGTCGGACGGCGCAGGGTGAGTTCGCTCAGGGGCTCGCCGTGGGCCTCGATCGGCACCTGCAGCTTGACCAGGTTGCTCATTGCCAGGTCCCCTTCTGCCCTTCGAAGTTCAGCTCGATGCTGGCGTCGTCGCCCTTGGCAATAGGCTCGTCCACCAGGTAGGCGCCGGCCAGCACGTAGACCTTGCCGTTGGCGAACTCGCAGGTGACGGTCATGTCGGAGCCGGCAATCAGTTGCTTGAGCGGAAAGTCCGGGGTGTGCAGCGCGGTGACTTTGAACGACGGGGTGAGGTCGGTTTCCTTGTAGAAGCCCGGAACCACGGTTTCCCGCTTGACGGCCATCAGCGGTGCTTCGCAGCCGCCGCTGATGGTCAGTTGAGCGCCGTCCACTTTGACGTAGCAGGTGCCCGCAATCAGTTGACCCATGATGTTTCTCCCAAAAAATAAGCCCGCTCAAGGCGGGCTGAAAAAGCGCAGTGATGCAGGTCCGGCTCAGGCCGCGGCGTCGTACTGCAGGCGGAATTGATTGAGCAGCGCGAACACCCGCAGGCCGTTGATATAGTCCGGCGGGAACAGCACGTTGACCCGGCTCGGGTCCTGCACGTCGCGCTCGACGATCAGGTGCTCGGCGAACAGGTCGGCGTTCTCCACATGGCCTTCCAGCTCCAGCTTGGCGTACTGGGCGATCAGCTCACCGCGAATGGTGCTCGGGGTGACGATCGGCTGGCCGGCGCCGAAACGGGTGCCGTCGGCGGCCAGCTTGTGGCGCCCGTACTTGCTGGTGATCACGCTTTGCAGGCGACGCACGATGAACGCCGACTGGTGCATGGTTTCGCTGTCCAGGTAGGAGTTGTCGGCCTGGCCGTAGGCGTTCTTCTGGTAGGTGGTGATCGCCCGCTGAATGCGCATGTAGCCGCCTTCGTAGTAGGCGGTGGCGATGCCGTAGCTGAGCAGCGACTGACGCTCGGTGAGGGTGAAGCGTTCGCTGGCCGGCGCCGGGTCGATCCCCGGCAGGCTGCCGCTCTGGGTCGGACGGCTGGCGTCGGCGGAGATGAACACCGAGGTCCGCGCCGCCAAGGCTGCGGCCTGAACCCACACCGGCTGGGGCACGCCGGTTTCCAGGGCCTGGATGGTGATGTGCTGGTCGTTGCGCGCCTGACCGGCCGCCACCAGGGTGCCGACGGTGCCGCGCTTGGCGCTGTAGACATGGCCGAACAGCTGCTTGGCCCAGGACCAGCGGCCGGTGTTGTCGTCCATCACCGCTTGCCAGGCATTGAGGCTGGCGGTGTCGGTCCAGGGCATGCAGATGAACTCGAACGGCTCGTCGCCCAGAGCCGCCAGGGCCGCGACCTGATCCGGCACGCCGGTGCCGCCGGCCATCTTGCCCAGCACCAGGGTCAGGCCGGCCGGGGTTTCTTCGCCATTGCTCTTGCCCAGGCGATTGAGTTGCAGGCTGATGTCGTTGCCGCTGTCGCCGGTCCACTTGGCGCTCAGGGTCACCGTGCCGTCGACCGCCGCCGCGGTCACCGGCAGGTCCACCGCCGCGTTGACCTTCAGCGCCAGGGCGCTGGCCGCCTGGGCAGCGCTGGCGCCACTGACGATCGAAGCCTGCACCCGCACCCCGCCGACGTACAGATTGAGCAGGCCGGCGGCGCTGGCGCTACCGGTGAGCTTCAGCTCGGCCTTGGCCACGCTGCCCTCGGTGCTGTGCAGCGGCAGGCACCAGATCTCGCCCACCGGGTCGGTCTTGCGCCAGGTTTCATACATCGAGGCGAGCATCGAACCTTGCCCGCCGATGCTCTTGGCCAGGGCCACGCTGGACACCAGCACCAGCTTGCCGAGATCGTCGCCGGCCTGGTTGTCATTGACCTGGGCGACGATCAGCCGGCGCATGGCCGACGACGCGCTATTGGCCGCCGAGTTGTCCATCTCGGCGTAGAACAGCGGAACACGGATGTCCGCCGGGATATTGCTGAAACCGATCGCCATTATTTGGCTCCTTGAGATTTCGCCGCTTTCACGGCTTTGCTAGTGATATCGCCATCGGCCAGACGCCGGCGCCACCAGGCGTTGTCCGGCACTTCACGGCCGGAGGCGGGCAGCAGATCGCCTGCTTCCGGGTCCGGTACGGCACGGCCAGCGACCGGCAGCACGGTGATGCGTTTGCTCATTGCTTCAGCTCTCCTGAAAAAGTCAGCTCCAGGCGCCCGTCGGGCCCTGGACGTTGCAGATTGGGGTCCGCCGGATCGATGGCATCGACCCGCACCGTGACCCCGGTAAAGGACGGCAGGCCGTCGAGTTCACGCTCATGCCAGGTTTCCGCCGGCTGCCCGGGCAGATTGCGCCCCAGCTGGAATTCGGCGAAGAAGCGCAGGCGGTAGAGCAGGCGGGTGGCGTCGAACGACACCAGTTCACCGCCGTCGTATTGGATCGGGTTGTACTCGGCGCCGGGTTTGAAACCGACCAGGGCGCGCCAGAGTTCGGCGCGCAGGTCGTGCAGCGGATTCAGCGCTTTTGTGGGGTCGGTGGCGCCAAGTGCCAGAACCACTTCAAAACGATCGCGGATGGTCTGGCGAATGATGTTTTGTCCGGCGCTGGCGCTGGCCAGATCATTGACCGGCGCCAGATAGGCAACCGGGGTTGATGCACCAGCGCCGGTTGCGGCATCGCTGCCAACAACGATGTGCCCCGCAAGGCTCGGGCACTGTGCTTGTAGCTGATCGAGAACAGCCGTGAGTTTCATCACAAGACTCCTGGAACGGGATTCATCAAGGCAACGGCGAGGCTGAATTGTTGGAGGCATGAAAAAACCCGTCGCAACGGGTTTTGCAGCAAGCGCCGGGAACCGCTGCCCCAGGTTGCTGGCGGGATCTGTGACCGACGGCTGCAGAGCCGATCCGAGCCGTCACTCCCGCCCCGCCGACAACAGCTCAGCACCGGCCTTGAGCCCCGCCTGCAGCGCCGTCCAGAACTCGGCATTTTCATAGCCCATGGCCCAGACGCTGGTACCACCCAGGCCCAGCTTGGTCACCAGCGCGGTCTTGGTCTTGATGCTCGTAGCATCGTCGTACCAGAGCACCGGTTGCGCGCGCTCCGGGGTCCACTCCACGCCATCGGCGAAGCTCTTGACCGGCCCCCAGGTGGCGTAAGGCGTTGCGGAAGCGGCGTCCCGGTGGGTGACGGCGCGGTGCTCGGCAATGATTTCCCGATAGGCCGACCAGTGCACCCGGTTGCCAATGCTGTAGTCCTGACCGTAGGCCGGCAGCCCGGCCAGGACCTTGCCCGGCGCGACTCGCGATACCGCGTAGCCGAGCACAGCCCGTTGCCAGTCGGCGCCGGAGCCCGGGCCGGGCCAGACTTCGTCGTGGAAACCGCCGCTGCTCCAGCCGGGGCCGACCTGGTCGTAGGTCATGACCTGGACGTAATCCACCGCCGCGCCCAGGGCCTTGTAGTCGTAGCCTTGCAGGTACTCGGGCTCGCGGTCGCTGGACTTGGGCGGGACGCTGATGATCAGTTTTTTGCCGCTGGCATGCAGGGCGTTGCCCAGGGCTTTGACATAGACGGAAAACGCCTTGGCATTCCTCGGTTCGACCTGTTCGAAGTCCAGGTTGATCCCGGCAAAACCGCCCTCCTTGGCCAGCCTCACCAGTTGCTTGATGCTGCCGGCACTCAAGGTCTTGTCGTTGACGATGGAGTGGGAAATGGCCGGGTCAAAATCCGCAATGCCCTGGTTGTAGTCGGACACGGTGGGGTACAGCGGCAGCGATTTGGACTGGGCGAAGCGAATGATGTTTTCGCTGGTCGGGTTCATCCCTTCCTGGTGCAACTGGCCGGTGACGGTCAGCCCGTAGATGCTGCCCAGGCCCACTGCAGACAGGTTGCCGTGGAACGCTTGCAGGTTGCTGTAGGAGGCTTCGACCTGGCCGTCGGTGTAGGCCAGGACAAAGGGCCCGGCATGGGCTGTGGCCGCCAGCAGCAAGCTGCAGCCGACGATCAATGTCTGGAACAGAAAGCGCAGGCCTCGCTTCGAGGCCGGGCTGCTGATGCCTGGGTTCATGACTACTCCTGCGGATTGTCCGCGTACTTGAAAAGGCAGAGTGGGTTGCAGCGCAACGCTGCACATGGGGTGGCTACGGCAAAGCTCGCGGGGCTGACGCAGCGTCAAAGCTGCACCACTCTGAGTGGTTTTTTGGCGGGGGTTTTCTTCGCCTTGGCTTTGGCCTTGCCTTGCTTGCCGCCGTTGCATTCGACCGTGGTGCTCCACCCCGACGGGTTGAACAGCTGCTCTACCGAGTCCACCAGGTACTCGCCGTCCAGTCCGGCCTTGAAGCCCTGGGCATTGATCAGGCGCTCGGCAAACAGATCGGTGCGCCCGGGCATCTCCAGGCGCAGGCTGGCGCTGCTGCGGTTGAAGGCTGCCAAGCGAGCCTTGGCCGCCTGCTCGGCGGCGGACTTGTTGGGGTACAGGTGCCGATCGGTGTGCACCGCCGGCACGCTGGCCGGTGAATCGCTGTTGCCCAGGTCGATGACCTTGAGCGTGCCGCTCTTCGGGTCCTGATGCTTGGTCTGCACCGCCTTGTGGGTGCTGCTGTCACTGAGGCGGAACTGATAGCGGCTGACGTCGCGGCGGCTGAGGCTGACAACGCCCAGGGCCTTGCCGCTGGCACTCAACCCGGACTGACGGGGCAGCACCAGCAACCTGCCTTCGGCCACCTTGGCGGTGCAGTCGTACTGTCGGGCCAGGCGGGTGATGAAGTTGAAGTCGGACTCGTTGAGCTGGTCGATCCGCGGCACCTTGGTCGCCACCGGACAGACCGGCTGCCAGCCGTTGCGGGCCGCCAGATCGCGGACGATCTGCGCCAGCGCCACGTTCTCCCAACTGCCGCTGCGGGTGGTCTTGCCACTGCCGCGCATGTCGCTGGCCTTGCCGCGGATCTCGATGGAATCCGGCGGCCCGTTGACCACCACTTCATCCACCGTGTAGCGCCCCAGGCGGGTCAATGCCTGCCCGGCATAGCCAAGGAACACTTCGATGACGGCGCCACGACCGGGCAAGGCGACCGCGCCGTCACGGTCATCGATGCGCAGTTCGAACTCGTCCGCTTCCATGCCCGGCTTGTCCAGGGTGCGCAGGGTCAGCAGCCGGTCATTGATCTGCGCGGTGATGTCGCGGCCATCGGCCAGGATGCGAAAGACCGGGGTCATGGCCTGTGCTCCAGAAAATGAAGACCCCGCACGCAGCGGGGTCTGTTGAGCGGAGGCCAGGTCAGTCCCATAGCTGAACCATCGCCTCTGTGCGGATCGGCAGCTCCGGTAGCAGGATCAGTACCCCGGCCCGAAAGGGTTGTGGCTCATCGGCCAGGCCCTGGTTGGCGTCCAGCACCGCCTCGACGCTGCCATTGAGGTGCCCGTAGTAGCGATGACACAGGGTGTCGAGCAGATCGCCGTCAGAGGTTCTGCAGGTCGTTGCCATAGCTCACAAACTCCAGTGAAAACCCTTGTTTGCGGGGAATGCCGCCCGCCAGCAGGTGGCTCTGTTCCTCGTCGATGCTGGTGAGGCACCAGGTACCCAGCACTTCGCCGTAGCCCGTGGTCAGGCTCAGGGGCTGCAGGCGCCGGCCAATGCTGCGCAACGCCTGCAACTGCCCCAGCCCGCCCTTGAACCCGGGAAAGATCGCGCCCTTGAGGGAGATCTTGTCGTCGCCCTGCCCCACCGCCTGCTGCGCAATGCTGCGGCTCAGGCGCTCCTGGGCCGCCCAGCGAAAGCCGGTTTGCCGGCGCAACTCATCGAAGGCCGCGGTATCGAGGTTGAAGTAGAACGGCTCGGCCGCGGCCCCCAGGGGCTGCAGGATCAGCAGGTGCGGGAAGGGTTTCACCGCCTCCGCCGCCGGGGTGTCCTGAGGCGCCAGCGCGCCGGAAGGAAAGATATTGCCCAGGGCCGGGCTGATCTGCCCGCCGATTCGGTTGATCGCCGCGCCGGCCTTGGCCACCTGCTCCTGCAAGGCGCCAAGACGCTGCTGCATCTGCCCCGCCACGGTCAAGGCCTGGCTGTACTTGGCCGCGACCTCACCCACCGCCGACTGCGCCGCGCCGATGCTGCGCATCGTGCGTTGCAGCTTGGCGCCCAGCACCGGGCCGACCCAGGGCAGATTTTCCAGCTCCGAGGCGGCGCCGGTGATGTCGCTGATGGCGCCGTTCATGGGCCCGAGCATTTCATCGGCGCTGCGTCGCCCCGCCTCCGCTGCCGCCACCAGGGACGTGAGCCCCGATTGCAGCTGTTCCATATAGGCCATGCCGCCTCCTTAAACGTGTGCCGCGTCGAACAACTGACGACCCGCCGCCTGGCGGCTGTATTCGTCGAACTGAAAGCGCAGATAGGGTTCCAGCTCCCGGGCCAGTTGCGCCGGATCCCTGACATCGCCCTGGACCGAGATCGACAGGTAAGGCGCGAAGCTGAACTGCTGTTCAATCGCCGGTAGTGCCGCCGATTTGAACGGCTCCGGAGGATTGCTCAGCGAAAGGCTCGACGCCGACGGTGCCGGACTGGCCAGCGAACGCGCGGCCTGGCCCATCAGCGGGGAGGGCTGGCCCGGCTGGAAGGACTTGGCGATATCGCCCATGACCGGCGGGATGTTCTGCCCGGCATTGCGCATCATCAGCGGACCGGCAGCGGGCATTTGCTTGAGCGAGTCGTCGGAGCCGAACAGTTTTTTGCCCAAGGCGCCACCTGCGGCAGAACCGCCCCAGGCGCCCAGTGCACCGCCCACCAGCCCACCAATAACAGTACCGATGACCGGCACCACGGAACCAATGGCGGCCCCTGCTGCTGCTCCGGCAGCGGCGCCTGCAAGATTGCCTGCCGCCTCGCCATAGCCTTCGGCTTTTTCATCCTGGGTCTTGGCATTCAGATAGGTGTCCGCAACCTGGAAACCGGCACCAAGCACCGATAGGATCGCGCCGCCCTTGAGCAAAGGTGCGAACCCTTTGGCCACAGAGCCAGCGCCTTTCAGTGCTGCACCGGCCACGCCAGACCTGACCGCCCCTCTGGGCATTTTTTCCAGACCACTGGGCGTCAAAGGGCTCTTGCCACCTTGAATGCCCGCCCCCCTCGCAGGTGGCCTGCGCCTTTCAGCCTTACGCCCACCACGGCCCCGACGGCGTTGCTTGTCCAAGCCGCAGTCGATCATGGGCTCGCAACAGTCAATGCCTGGCGCATTGCGACCGGGCGCTCGCTTTCTCGCCTTTGGCTTGCCTGCAAGCTCACAGCAGTCAATGCCTCCCGCACTGCGGCCAGGCGCTCGCTTTGCCGCCTTGGGGTCAATCTTCAACCCACCCCGCAAGACATTGATCAGGCCCTTGCTCATGGTGTAGACCGCCATGAGCTTTTGCACCGCGACATACGCGGCGCCCAAAGCGACCACACCCTGCACCAACGATGGGTTGTGCTCCGCCAGTTCGCTCAGCTTGCCGACCACCACGGTGATGCTTTTGGCCACCAGATCCGTCACCGGTTGCAGGGCCTGCCCCACGACCCGCTGGCCTTCATCGATGGCTAAACCTGCTTCAGCCCACAACTGCTTGGAGGCTTCTCGACGCTCCGCGAGGTTCCTGGCGAGAACGCCAGAGGCGCTCAACGAGTCCTTCTTCACTTGCTCATACTGCTGCCGGCCCTGGGTCTGGGCCAGCAAGGCCGCCTTGATCTGCATATCGGTGAACAGGTCACCGGTGCGCAGGGACTCTTCCAGGGCCTCAAGCATGGCCTTGGCCTTGGCCGGGTCGGTTTCCTGGCTGATCTGCGCCTGGGCCTCGGCCATCTTCGCCGCCTTGGCCGGGTCGATGGCCCTGACGTAGCGCATGGCCAGGGCAAAGCTCGCCTCCAGGCTCGACATGCCCTTCTGGATACCGGTGTTCAGCGAAGCCTGATAATCAATGCCGGCGTCTTCATAAGCCTTGACCGCCTCACTGGAGCCGATTTTCTCGATCCAGTTCTGCAGTTGGCCAGCGGCCTGATCAGCACTGCCCGCAGTGTTCATCTGCACTTGCAGCATGGACCCCAGCTGACTCACCGCCTCCATGCCGGTGAGTCCTTCCGCGCTCGCGCTCTTGAGCACCGCCGGGAGCAAGCGCGCCATGTCGGCCGCCTCGAAATTGCCGGCCTGCCCCTGCAGGGCGATGGCCTCAAGAGCCTGCTCCATGACCTTGGGGTCGCTGATTCCAGCTTTGAGCTCCAGGGCCCGCATCAGCTTCGCGGTGTCGTCGACGCTCGCGCCCTGCCCCACCGCAAACTTGGCGGCCAACCCTGTGTAGCCTTGCGCCTTGTCCAGCGACATGCCGCTGGCCATCATCTGGCTCACCAGAGCCGCCACATCGTTACGGGCCATGCCCGTGTCACGGGAGGTCTGAATCACCGTGCGGCTCAGCTGCGCTTCCTGAGGCTGGTTGACCACATTGGCCTTGATCGCCATGTCGCGGATCAGCGCCTGATAATCGGCACTGATCTTGACCGGGGCGCGCAGTTTATCGACGCCAAACTTTGCCCAGCCATAAGCCGCCTTGAAGTCGGCCTTGCCTTGGGCGACCTGCAGCAGCCCACGAGCCTGAAGCTCAGAACCCCGGGCCACCTTGCCCAGCGCTTGATATTCCTGGCGCAGCTTGTGCACCTCAATACCCTGCTGGCGCAGCCCGTTGCGGCTCTCTTCCAACCGGCGCAACAGCCCGGCTGCGGAAGTGGCGCCGGTGTCATGGGCCTTTTTCCATTCATCCTGCAGACGCAGGGTCTGGCCAATGGTCTTCTCCAGCACCCTGGCCTTGCTGCCCTGCTGTTCCAGCTGCTTGATCCGGTCTTCCACCGTCTTGAAGGCGGCGTCCCAGGTCGAACTGAGGGCAGTACCCACTACCACCAACCCCGATACCAGCTTGTTCGCCATGTGCTTCTCCTGCTCCTTGGGTGACGGGCTCAATCCGTGAGCCACCAGACCATGTCGGAAAAGCCCATGGTCATGATTTCCTCGGCGGAAAAATGCAGCTCGCGAGCGAGCCGTTTCGCCGCCACCTTCATCACCGCCGGATCAAAGCTCGTCGTCTTGCACCAGGCGAAAATAGCCGGCCTGCAGGCGCTGATAGTCCTTGAGTGCCATGCTCTCCAGGTCCTTGGTGCTGATTTGCGCGAGGCTGGCAAACAGCATCAGCTCGCGCTGTTCATCGTCACCAGCGCCGGCGGCACTGGCGGCGCGCACATCACGTACCGTCGGCGCCCGCAGGGTGAGCCGGTCGCAGACCACACCGTTCATCTCCACCGGCTTGCTCAGCGCCAGCACCACGCTGTCGCTGCTCAGGGTCATCCAGGCCGGGGTCTTGTCGCTTGCTTGAGACATGGGGTGTCTTCCTTACAGGCCCAGGGCCGAACGTTGGGCGGCGAGCTGGTCGACGCCGTTGATCACGCGCTTCATGCCCAGGGCATCGATCTCGTAGATCAGCCGACCGTCGACTTCCAGCTTGTAGTAGGTCAGGGCCACGTTGTGCTTGATCTCGGCCTTGTCACCGGACTTCCAGTCGCCCATGTCGACCTCCTTGAGCAGGCCGCGCAGGGTGACGATCACCGGGGTGACCTTGCCCTTGAGGCCCTTGAAGGCGCCACGGAACACACCGTTGAAACCGCTGCCATCGGCCAGGCCGAACATCTTCAGCGACTCGCGGCGCACGCCGGTGGTGGTGAAGCCGGCCTCTTGCTTCTCCATGCCCATGTCCAGTTCCACCGGCACATCCATGCCGCCGACACGGTGTTCCTCGGTCTTGAGGGTCAACTTGGGCAGGGTCAGGCTCGGCACGTCGCCTTGAAAGCTGATGCCATCGACGAACAGGTTCATGTTCGCCAGGGTTTCGGGAATCATTGCCATTGCGGGGGCTCCTTAAGCGGCTTGGTCGAGGACTTCGGTCAACCACTGGTTGGTGACCTCGACGCGGAAGTGGGGGTTTTCGGCGGGCGGCACGTCGGTAAAGCGGATGTTCCAGTACACCTTGCCCTGCTCCAGCTGGCTGGCGGTGTTCAGTTCAGTGTCCGCGTAGACCTCGAAATTGATGATCGCTCCCTGGTTCTTCAGATCACGCATGAAGGCCTGCAGGCCCTCGGTGACATCCTTGACGTAGGTCGCGGTGATCGAGCGGTCCACGGCCCATTTGTGGCCGAAGAGGATGGCGTCCATGACGATGTCCATGGTCCGCACCCGGGTGACGAAGGCCCACTTCGGATCGCTGGACAGCGTGCGGTTGCCCCACAGGCGGAAGCCCGCATCGCGAATGATGGTGGTGATGTTGGCGTTGTTCAGCAGATTGGCGCGGCAGGTTTCATCGCCGTCGAGGAACTCGATCGGCCGCTTGGTGCCGGTGATGCCGACAAACTCCTTGTTCGACGGCGAGGCCCAGAAGCCGTACTCGTTGTCGGTCCAGGCGAACAGACCGGCAACCCAGGCCGAGGCCGGCGCATCGACGGTGGCATTGGCGCCGTTGTCCCAGTGCTGAACGCCCGGATCGACCATATAGGCGCGCTTGGCACCGAAGTTCTTGGCGTAGGCCATGGCCGCTTCGTCGGTGGTATTGGGACCATCGAGAATGGCCAGGCCACGCAGCTTGTCCGCCAGGGCCACCAGGGCAGTGCCGATGGCCAGGGTCGAACTGTGCTTGGGGGTGACCAGCAGACGTGGCTGGGCGTTGAAACGGCTCTTGCCGTCCAGCAGCGCCTGCAAGCCGGTACGCTTACCGTCGGCCAGCACCCCGCCGATGATCGCCGAAGTCTGCTCGGCCGCGTCGGTCATCTTGGCCACGCCACAAGCGATGATCACCGCCTTGGCCCGCTGGTAGATGGCCTGGCAGGCCTTGGTGATGGCCGCATCCGGGCCCCAGGCGGCAATGGCCTCGCGCTCGTTGGTGATCAGCAGCAGATCGTTGGCCTTGGCAGCGGCGGTCGGGCCTTCGGTGAAAGTGTCCACCAGGCCGATGATCGAAGACGACGGCAGCGAAATGGTGCGCGTGCCGGTGTCGACGTTAGTCACGGTAACGCCGTGAAAAAAACCACTCATGGATAAACTCCAGACATGAAAAAGCCCCGGGTGAAGGGGGCTCGTAGGGATGATTGATTGGTGGGAAGCGAGAAAGAAAACGCCCCGGCGGTGCGGGGCGTTTAATCGGTTTGCTCGGCGATCCAGGATGGGGCTACTGGGCGGTGCTCGGCTTGCGGGAAGTCCGGGGATTGGGGCCAATCGCGTAGGGATTGCATGTACATAAGCAACTCCTTGAACTGCTCACCGGTCAGCGTCGTGGCTGTCCCGATTTCGAGCTGGTCACGGTGACGCTCGCGCAGCCACATGACAGATGCCAGCTCCAAATCGCGCCACTGGCGTTCCTGTGCTGCTGGATCCGGAAGCACCTCGGGGGCATCGATCAGATAGGGCAAGCCCAGTTCATCATGAACCCGAATCTTGCCTGGCATTGGGTTTCCAATTACCGAGAGATAACGCTCATCAGATATCTCTACTGCGTCGTCAGGTATCGACGTATGCAACCCCATCAGGTAAGTGGTCTTTGTGCTCTGGCTATAAAAACGCTGCATATTTCACCATCCAATCGCGATGTAAGAGACGTCATATCCGGTCCCGCCTACTGCCGAGTAAAAGATCGCTCCCTCACGCGAGGGGGCCCCGGTTGAAACACCGCCGCTTGGCGCGGATGCCCCGCCGAAAGATGCAGAGCAGCGACCAAATGCATTGGGGAAAGCCATGGGCCATGTCACTGGAACTGCCGCTGCACTCGGCTTCGGAACATACCCCCACTGAACAACTAGCCCTCCCAGCCATGAGGGGAAAGCCACATATCCGTTTGCCGCCAAGCTCATTGCAAAACCGAGGCGTAGTTTTTTAGGCGTTGCGATCATCGCGTCGTTTGCACTGTCCAGCATCTGCGCATCCGTGGCGACCTTGGCCGTCCCATGTTTTATCTCCGTCGCCTGAGCCGCCAACGGCGCCAGTGCGGCGATGTCGATGGTGCCCTGATTGACTGGCGCGTTCCAAGCCTTGATGCACCACATGACAGAGAGGTTGCGCGGACGGGTTTCAGCTCCCCCAGTCGGGCTGGTTGGCTGGGTTAGTTCTCCAACTTTCGCTCCGTTGTGCAACGGCCCAGAAGACCCGCCGCTGCCGTATGTATTTTGATTACCGATTGGATGAGTGTGCGACTTGAACTCATCAGCCTGCCAAGTGCCAAGAGCACGCCCAGCATCCACACCGCGCCCATGGTCCCATCCCCGCAAGAACTCCCCCCGAGACTCAGGCAATCGGAAGTTTCCAGCACCCTCATCGCCCTTGTTGAAGGTGGTCCCGAGATAAGCCGCAAGATCGGGATAAGCGGCAATGCTTTGCACGCTACCGTTAAGTTCAAGATAGCCCGGTGGAACCTCACCCTTGGGAAATGGAATGATGGCACCGACAGGGTGCGCAGACTTGAGTGCGGCCAGTTCCTTTACCAGCGCTGCTACGTCGATGTTTCCCTGATTGATGGGTGCGTTCCAGGCTTTGATGCACCACATGACCGCCAGGTTGCGTGGGCGGACGTACATTGCAGAAGCTATACCGGGACCACTAATATTTGCCCCGGTCCCAACGTACTGAACATTTGGTAGAGCCGTCGGAGTCCCATCAGAGTTCAGCCGCGCCCTGAATGCTGCAGAGTCATCATTGAGATCATTGTAAAACGCTACAACGCTTACTCCTGAAACTACCGCATCGCCTGCTGAGACAATCGACGCATCTTGCCGACTTCCAATTTCCCGCCCAGCATCCACCCCACGCCCATGATCCCACCCCCGCAGGAACTCGCCCCGAGACTCGGGCAAGCGAAAGTTTCCAGCCCCCTCATCCCCCTTGTTGAAAGTGCTCCCCAGATACGCCGCCAGGTCTGGATAAGCCGCAATGCTCTGCACACTGCCATCGATCTCCAGAAACCCCGGCGGCACGCTGGCCCTGGGAAACGCCACCATCGAGCCCACCGGCAACGATGACGACTGCGCCACAATCGACTCGATCTCAGCCTTGGTGTAGGTGTCGGTAATGCCATGCCCGGCCAGGGTGCTCGGGTTGGTCCCGGCGATCACCCGGCCGTACTTGTCGACCGTGACATTGGCATAGGAGCCCGCGCTGATGCCGGTTCGCCCGATGGCCATCTCGAAGGCCAGCGGCGTGGTGCCGAGGACAATCGGCCCGTCGGTAACCAACTGCCAGACGCTGTCGCCGTTGACCGTGCCCTTCTCGATGCTGACGAACAGCCCGGGGGTGACCTCCAGGCTGGTGTCAGCATCCTGGGCACGGGTCCAGACGCCCGTCGACGACACGACATACAGCCCGTTGTCCTTGGCCTGGGCCTGGTTTTTCACCAGCACCCGGGCATCGGCCGGCAGCAGCACGCCGTCGATGGTCTGAATTCCGCTCAAGGCGATATTGGCGGTGGTGGCCACCAGCGCCGAATGCTTGAACTCCAGTTTGGCCAGGGCCTCGATCACCGCACTGTCGACATACTCGCGAGTCGCCAGCACCACAGCAGGATCAATCTTCAACACGATCTGCGCGGTATTGGCAACGATGAAGTTCATGCGGATGACTTGGGTCTTGCCGGTGCCCTGGGCCAGCAGGGGCTTGAAGCTCGGGGCGCAGTTGGCCACCGCCACCAGGTCGCCGTCGGCGTCGAACAGGCCGATCTCGCGGATCCAGCGCCCACCGACATCAGGCGGGATCACCTGCTCGGTGATGATGATGTTGGGGTTGGCCGGGTCGGTGCGCACCTGGTTGACCGGGGCGCGGCGCCATTCGTTGATCAGCTTGGTCTGGGCCTTGTTCGGGATGGGGTCGGTGCCGTTGGCATCGCCGACCGCCATTTCCTTGAAGGTCCAGGACGTGCCCAGGGCCGTGGCATTCGCCTGTTTCGCCTCGCCCACTGCCGTGAGGATGGCGAAGAACTGACTGTTGGAATCAATCATGAGTACACATCCAGGGTGTCTGTTTCATCAATACACATGACCTGGCCATAACGGCCGGTCACTTCAATGTCGCGGGGTGTCGGGGGATAAACGTCGAGCACTTCACCTTGATCCACGTAGGCGCCGTAACCGATGACACCGGAGGTTTCCAGGCTGATGGCCAGGCCGGTCATGTGCCGGCTGACCGGCCGGGCGTCGTCGATCAACCGGGTCAGCTCCTGGTACATCTCCTCGGTGATGCCGGTATCCAGCACCCCGACTTTCAAGGCAAAGGTGGCCGGTTCGCCTTCAGGGACCGTCTGCCACCATTCGACCACTTCGATCAGGTAGCCCAGCGGTTCCACCACCCGGCGCAGCGCACCGATGGTGCCTTTGCGGGCGTGGATGAAGTACGAGGCGCGAATGGCGTTACGCTTGACCGTCTCGGACCAGCGCGGGTCCCAGCGATCCACCGACCAGGCCCAGGCCAGTTGCGGCAGCAGATGCACCGGGCAGGTCGCCGGGTCGTACAGGGTGCGCAGCATGATGGCGCTGTCACCGCTACCGGCCGCCTCCAGGGCGCGCTCCAGCGGCGTGCTATTGATCGGCAATAGGCTGGTCATCTCAGCTCCCCAGCGTGACGCTGTAACCGGTGCAATACGCCGCTTGAGCCTTGGTCGGGGTGATGTCTTGCCAACCCGCCAGATCGACCCGAGCCACGCCGGCCACATGCAACTGCGCATCAATGGCCGAACGGGCCACCTCGATGCCCAGGCGCCGGCGTGGGTTGACCCAGGCAGCCAGCTTGCGCTCGGCTTCAGCCAGGGCAGCGTCACCTTCCGGGCCGGAGCCCTTCATGTGCAGCACCGCGTCGATGCGATACGGCAAGACCTGGGCACTCTGGACCGTGACCCGGTCGCCGAGCGGTCGCACGTCTTCATCGTTGAGGGCTGCGGCAACGGTCGCCAGCAAGTCAGGACTGGCCGCGCCATTTCCCTCCAGGCTCAGCACCGTGACCGTCACCCGGGCCGGTGCCGGGCTTTCGGCCTCGGCGTCGGCTACCAGCGCAGAAGCGTTACGGGCATGCAGGATGTAGCTGTTGCGCGGGCCGGCCGTGGTCAGTCCTTCATAGGCCAATTGCACGCGCTCGCGCAGCGCGTCGTCAGCTTCCTTGACCTCCTCCAACGGCGGTAACGCCTGCGGGTCTGCGGCCTGGATCACCAGGCGCTGCAGTTTGACGTTGGCCGCCAGGTGGTCCAGGTCCGTGCCCTGGGCATGGGCCAGCAGCAACGCCTTGGCGGCGTCGTTGACCCGGGCCCGCAGCAGCATGTCAGCGTAAGCCGAGACTTCCAGCAGTTTGCTCACCGGGTCGCTTTCCAGGTTGGCCGTCCAGTTCTCGCCCATGTGCCGGCGAAAGGTGTCCAGCTTGCCCTGGTACAAGGCCTCGAAATCCAGGGCTTCAAGCACCTGGGGGGCCGGCAGCGCCGACAGGTCCAACGTACTCATGCCGTCACCTCCAAAACCGCGCGATTGCCCAGGTACTGGCCGGTCAGTTGAAAACTGATCTGGCCTCCCACCACCGCGACCACACTGACCCGCTCCAGCTTCAAGCGTGGCTCCCAGCGCAACAGCGCCCGTGCCACTTCGGCCTGCACCGCGCTTTTCCAGCCGCCGGTCACTGGCAGGTCGACATAACGACGCAGGTTGCTGCCGTATTCGGGGCGCATCCGCCGGCTGCCCAGGGGCGTGGTCAGGATGTCCTCGATGGACTGCCGCACATGCTCGATGCCGGACAGCGACAGGCCGGTACGGCGATCCATTCCGATCATGGCCTTACTCCTGTGCTTGCAGATCCGGGTGGCTGGCGAGGTAGTCCAGGGCAACGCGGTCGCCGGCCTTGACCGATACCTGTCCCTGGACCACCGGCAATTGGCGGCCATCCGGCAGGATCAGATGGCGCGAGGTGTAAAGGCTGTCGCGAAACACCACAGCACCGGTGCCGGCCGGGCGGCCGGTTTTTTTCTTGGGGGTGGCCATTGGATTCTCCGGGTAGAAAAAACCGCTCTAGGCGGGTTGCTTGAGTGATAGGTGGGTCGTGCGGGCGATGGGGCCAAGGATCACTGCGGCGGAGCCGTTGCACCGGGGCCTGACATCACACCCGGGTGGGTATGGGTCGAACCGACGTTGACTCCGTTGTGCTTCAGGCTCCCACCGTTGATCTGCACATCGCCATTCAAGGTGATCGCTCCGCTCAGGGTGATGCTGTCGGCCTTGCCGGTAATGCTGCTGTCGGTCACCACCGCCGAGCTGGCGCCGACCTGAATGCTCACCGTGCCACTGGGCAGGCTGATGCTGTAGCTCTTGGCCTGCCAGTCATAGACCAGCGAGCCGCCATCCTCGAAACGCCAGACCTCGACATGGTCGCGGTTGTCCGGCTGGGGACCGGCGTTGCCATACAGGCCGGGAACGAAGGTGCCCTGGGCCGGCTCGCCGCTGGGGCTGATCAGCACGCCCTGCTCCCCCAGGCTCGGTGCCCGCCAGTGCCGGGCCTTGCCCGCGGCCTGGCTGTGCCAGCGCAGCCAGGCGCTGGTCCACCCGGCACCATCGGAAACCCGTACCAGACCGGCAGCCAGATCCACGCCGACCACGCTGCAAGGCAGGATCAGACCGGCAATCATGCGGTCGTGGGTTGCAGACACGTAACTCACGCCATGTGCTCCGGCGACTGGTAGTCGCCCTCGTGGCCGGGTCCGGTATCGGGGCTGAAGCCCAACACCAGCGTGCCCGGTGGTTGATCGGGCCAGGGCCATTGCTCCTGGCCCAGGTAGACCAACTGCTGCCACTGCACGATCCACTCGGCGCGATAAGCCGGATCGGCCACCGGGCCGGCAGGCTTGGCCCATACCGCCGTTGCCCCCTCGACAAAGTCCAGGTTCCACTGCTGGCAACGCAACAGCTCAAGCAACTGCGCCGCCAGCATGGCCGCCTGCAAAGGCGCCTGTGCCAGTTCGGGGTCAACCCGTATCCGCGCCTCGAAGGTGGCCCGCATGCAACTGCGGCCATCCCCGGGGTCGGCGGCCTGGTCCAGGCCGGTAACCGCGAAGTGGAGCGTCGGTTCAGTGACGCCTTCGAGGATCTTGGGGAAGGCCTCAACCCTCTGCAGTTGCGGCATCGCCAGCTTGATGGTGGAGGTGATGGCGTCTTTTAGCTGGGTCAGTTCGTTCATTGTGTAGTTCCTGAATCAGGTCGAGGCGCCCCAGCCGCCAGGGCCGATGAGCCTTGTTGAAGGCCGGAGCCGATGCGGAATCAGCGCTGATCCGGGTTCGAGTCCCGTGAGGGCGGTTCGCATACTCCGATGCGCTTGGCCGCCCAGCGCTCGTAGAGGCCGATGGCGACGTCGGCACCGGCCATGGCGGTCAGGCAACCGAAGGCACAGGCGGTCCAGATCGAGACGCCGGCGGCATACAGCAGCATGATGGCCGAGACCCCGCAGACCACGCAGGCTCCAGAGCGCAGCGCCAGGCGCCGTAACAGCGACCAGCCACGGGCGCCCTCCTTGTCGGCGCGCCACATTTCGCCGGAAACGCCACCGACCAGCGCCAGGACGATGACCAGCCAGATCGGCATGTCCAGCAACGCTTGCTGCTCGTTTGTCATTCACGTCTCCCGTGCGGATTGAGGCCAGCGAGATGGCCAGTTGATGGAAAGCTGAAAAGGGTGATTCAAGGGGTCCCTGTCTATTGGCGGCCCACGTTAGGCAGGCATTCCAAAAAGCCCGGTCGCCCGGGCTTTTCAGTAATGCAAACCTTGGTCTTTCGGCACTACTGGTGCGGTACGGACCCATTCAAATTGTTCCTCCGACCGCGACCCTGTCCGCCGGATAACTGCTTCTGGTGCTTTACGCTGCACACCCGGGTCAGTTGCCAACCCTCTGAACCGTCGAGGCCGGTTCATCGCTGCCTTTGCTTTGCCACTAAAGAGCGTCGTTGCAGCCGTTGTTGAACGGCTTGAGATGGATAATATGCATTCATGCATATGCAGTCAATGCGTAAATGCATTTATTTATGCGCAAAAATTGCACGCGCGCATGGAGCCCGCATAAATGCAGGGGGGGAGGATTTTTCGAGGGCGAAAAAAAGCCCGCTCAGTGGCGGGCTGTGTCTGACCGTGATGACTTAGCGGGCGTACATGCCCCACCAGAAAACGTGACCGAGGATGCTGATCTGCTCCTCCTGGATCTCCTGGAAGCTGTAGTCCTCGTCCGGATGTTCATCGCGGTTGAAACTGCGCAGGCGGATCCCGGTGGGCAGGCGATACAGCTGCTTCACCCGCAGCTGGCCATTGTGGTTGATCGCGTAGAGGTCGCCATCGATGATGTCGCCAATGGCGCATTTGCCGGCATTGACCCCGACCGTGGCGCCATCGCGCAGCACCGGCAACATGCTATTGCCCCGCACCGTGACGCACTTGGCCTGATCGAACTGCACGCCGTTGTGCCGCAGGCTGCGCTTGCCGAAGCGCAGGCTGGCGCGCTCGCTTTCCTCGATGACGAATCTTCCTGATCCAGCAGCCAATTCAACCTCACGCAGAAAGGGAACCGACACCTCGTCGTCATCGACAGGGGTATCGTCGTCCCACAGGCTTATGTCCTTGAGTTCCGAATGAATCTCGTCACGGGGGGCCGCCGCGCGGGCAGGCGCGATGTCCACGCGCCCGCGCAGTTGATCGGTGCTCACCTGGAAGTATTCGGCGATCCGCGAGATGTGCTTATCCGAGGGATCGACGATCTTCCCGCTGAGAATCCGCGAGAGGGTGGATTGAGGCACACCGGTACGGCGGTGAAGCTCCGTGGGGGAGATTCCGTCGCGATCCAGCAGCTCTCTTAAGACGGTAGAAACATTGCGTATTTGCATAGAACGCATATTGCTCGATCTTTTAGGCAATGACAAATGCTGTTTTGCATATTTGCAATGCATTTGCCGGACAAACCTGCTCGCGCCTTGGTGCCTGCGAGCCCGGGGCACCCATGGTAACCTTGCCGCCATCTGCAAAAAGCCGGGCCCAGCGCTCCTTTGCTTCACCCATTCAACGAATCCGCCTAAATACCAATGAGTAAAACTACCTCCGATCTGTCCTCCCACACGCCGATGATGCAGCAGTACTGGCGCCTCAAGAACCAGCACCCTGATCAGTTGATGTTCTACCGCATGGGCGACTTCTACGAGATCTTCTATGAAGACGCGAAGAAGGCCGCCAAGCTGCTGGACATCACCCTGACGGCGCGCGGACAGTCGGCGGGCCAGGCGATTCCCATGTGCGGCATTCCCTACCACGCCGCCGAGGGCTACCTGGCCAAACTGGTGAAACTCGGCGAGTCGGTGGTGATCTGCGAGCAGGTTGGTGACCCCGCGACCAGCAAAGGCCCGGTGGAGCGCCAGGTGGTGCGCATCATCACCCCGGGTACTGTCAGCGACGAAGCCCTGCTGGACGAGCGCCGCGACAACCTGATTGCCGCCGTGCTGGGCGATGAGCGCCTGTTCGGCCTGGCGGTACTGGATATCACCAGCGGCAACTTCAGCGTCCTGGAAATCAAGGGCTGGGAAAACCTGCTGGCCGAGCTGGAGCGGATCAATCCGGTCGAACTGCTGATCCCCGATGACTGGCCACAGGGCCTGCCGGCGGAAAAACGCCGCGGTACAAGGCGCCGCGCGCCCTGGGATTTCGAGCGCGATTCGGCTCACAAGAGCCTCTGCCAGCAGTTCTCCACCCAGGACCTCAAGGGCTTTGGTTGCGAGACCCTGACCCTGGCCATCGGCGCCGCCGGTTGCCTGCTCAGCTACGCCAAGGAAACCCAGCGCACCGCCCTGCCCCACTTGCGCAGCCTGCGTCACGAACGCCTGGACGACACCGTGGTGCTGGACGGCGCCAGCCGCCGCAACCTGGAGCTGGACACCAATCTGGCCGGTGGGCGCGACAACACCCTGCAATCGGTGGTCGATCGCTGCCAGACCGCCATGGGCAGCCGCCTGCTGACTCGCTGGTTGAACCGCCCGCTGCGCGACCTCAAGGTCCTGCAGGCGCGTCAGTCGTCCATTACCTGTTTGCTGGACGGTTACCGCTTCGAACGGCTGCAACCGCAGCTGAAGGAAATCGGCGACATTGAGCGGATTCTCGCGCGAATCGGCTTGCGCAACGCCCGTCCGCGCGACCTGGCCCGCCTGCGCGACGCCCTGGCCGCGCTGCCGGAACTGCAAGAGGCGATGACTGAGCTGGAGGCGGATCACCTCAAGCAGTTGGCGCTCACCACCAGCACCTACCCGGAGCTGGCAGCGCTGCTGGCCAAGGCCATCATCGACAACCCGCCGGCGGTGATCCGTGACGGCGGCGTGCTCAAGACCGGCTACGACGCCGAGCTGGACGAGCTGCAATCCTTGAGCGAGAACGCCGGGCAGTTCCTGATCGACCTGGAAGCCCGCGAGAAAGCCCGTACCGGCCTGGCCAACCTCAAGGTCGGCTACAACCGCATTCACGGCTATTTCATCGAGCTGCCCAGCAAGCAGGCCGAGCAGGCACCGGCGGACTACATTCGCCGGCAGACCCTGAAAGGCGCCGAGCGCTTCATCACGCCGGAACTCAAAGCGTTCGAAGACAAGGCGCTGTCGGCCAAGAGCCGGGCCCTGGCCCGGGAGAAGATGCTCTACGATGCGCTGCTGGAAACCCTGATCAGCCATCTGCCACCCCTGCAGGACACCGCCGGCGCCCTGGCGGAGCTGGATGTGCTGAGCAACCTGGCCGAGCGCGCCTTGAACCTGGACCTCAATTGCCCGCGTTTTGTCAGCGAGCCGTGCATGCGCATCACCCAGGGTCGTCACCCGGTGGTGGAGCAAGTCTTGACCACGCCTTTTGTGGCCAACGACCTGAGCCTGGACGACAACACGCGGATGCTGGTGATCACCGGTCCGAACATGGGCGGTAAATCCACCTATATGCGCCAGACCGCGCTGATCGTGCTGCTGGCCCATATCGGCAGCTTCGTCCCGGCGGCCAGCTGCGAGCTGTCTCTGGTGGACCGGATCTTCACCCGGATCGGTTCCAGCGACGACCTGGCCGGCGGCCGTTCGACCTTCATGGTGGAAATGAGCGAAACCGCGAACATCCTGCACAACGCCACGGAGCGCAGCCTGGTGTTGATGGACGAAGTGGGCCGCGGTACCAGCACTTTCGACGGACTATCCCTGGCCTGGGCTGCGGCAGAACGTCTCGCCCAGCTACGGGCCTACACCCTGTTCGCCACCCACTACTTCGAGCTGACCGTACTGCCGGAAAGCGAACCGCTGGTGGCCAACGTGCACCTCAATGCCACCGAGCACAATGAACGCATCGTGTTCCTGCACCACGTCCTGCCAGGACCTGCCAGCCAGAGCTACGGCCTGGCGGTAGCCCAGCTGGCCGGGGTTCCCAGCGCTGTCATCAGCCGCGCCAGGGAGCACTTGAGCCGTCTGGAAACCACCAGTTTGCCCCATGAGGTGGCGCCTCCAGCACCGGGTAAATCCTCGGTTCCGCAGCAAAGCGACATGTTCGCCAGCCTGCCGCATCCGGTACTGGACGAACTGGCCAAGCTGGATCTGGATGACATGACCCCGCGCCGAGCGCTGGAAATGCTCTATACATTGAAGACGCGCATCTAA